GACACCATGATAGGTAGCGTAAACACACCAGTATCGGTTGCAGCGGTTCTCGCTAAATTACCAGTCGCCCAAGTGTTTGATCGGTAACTCCACAGCACGTACCTATCGTTCTCACTTGATGCATCCGATGGGTAGAACCACCACACTTCGCCAAACTCTGCATTGTGGTGGGCATTAATTTTAGCCATCTGGCCACGGTTAATTGCTCCGTATATATATTCTGCGACTGGACACTCTAAAGACTGAACTGAGCCATTGTACGTCCAAAATCCGTCACGGCCCATCCAGACAGCTCCAATGTCTATTTGAGCAATTGCGCCAGGTGCCGCTAAACCGCACCCAGAACCAACTCTATCAAATCGAAACACAAAGGGAGGGCCAGTATATAAAGCTAAATGCGCGTCCGTGTCTGTGAGAAATAACGTACCATTTGAAACACGTATTCCAGTTAATAGCTTTCCGTCAGTCTGTAATAACTGCGAGCCTGCTTGGTTTGTGCCAGCCGGGGACCACAGCGTATTATTTTCTTGGTCGCACCAACTAATTTTACGTGGGTTTCCGTTAGACCCAACTGCAAATAAAAATCTTTCCTCAGAAACCACTAAAGCTTTACAGTTTGTGGGTGCGTTTGCTATTACAGGAGCTGGTAAAGTGCTGACATTTAGCTGCCATTCATATAATTTACCGTCATCTGGCGACACTCCAACTAAATATTCGCCCCAGTTATCCAGGCTCCATACGGTAGCTTCGAGCGTCAATGCTGAATTACCTTCAGATCGAGGAGTCCCGTATTCCTGCTCTCCGTAATCTTCTGTACCCCAGCCAACGGCCCCTGCGGTGTCTGCTCTTCCAACAGATAAACCTGTGGGCGTTATATCATACAATGTTCCGTTTGCATTTATAGCGTATAATTTTGTTTCAGTTCCGATGGCTATCCACCCGGAGCTGTCATTAGCTCTCCAAGTTTTTATGGCTCTAGCCTTACCCGTTAATTGCGTTGCTATTCTTAATCGCCATCCGCCAACAGCTTGCAAAACGCTATTGTAAAACCTGACCAGTGACATATCTCTCCAGCGTCCACCTGTTTGGTATTCGGTTCCGTTTCGAAACGATCCTGGGGGGACATTTAAAGGGATAAGAGCCATTTTTTAAGTCTTCATAATGTAACATAAAGCGTAATACGGTGGTAGTTTATCAACTGCTGTGCCACTTCCCGTTGCAGCTGTATTTCCAGAAACAACGTGTTGGTGTGCAGATTCAGCGGCGACAGTAACTGTGTGACTGTGCGCTCCATCCGATGATACAGTTTTAGAAGCACTGTCGCCCCCAGTGTTACCATTGTTGTGATCATCGACATCAAAAGAGTTACTGTCAGACCCTGGTGAACCTGAGACATTAAAAGAGTGAGTATGAGCACCAGTCTCATTAGTAGACGCGGTGTGCGTGTGACTTGTGGCTTGCGACGTAATGTTAACAGCGTGCGCGTGGCTTGGTAAGTTTGCTTCCGCCAATGTTACAGTAGTAGCACCTCCGCTATCTGCTGGTGCATATGTTGATCCAGCACCAACAACAAATGTATTACGTAAATCTGGAGAACCGCCAGAACCGTTGCAAAGTATAAATCCAGTAGGTATTGCCGATACAGCTCCAGACCATAATATAATAGCACCAACTGGTAGTTTATAATCTGAAACTAATTTTAATTGTGCGTCTAAAGTATCTAAATCAGTATTAAGTTTCGCTCCCCAGCTATTTGCGGAAGCCCCCACTTCTGGTTTTACTAATCCGTAATTCGTTGTGGTTGTGTCTGCCATGACTAAAATCCCTTAATTTTGTACATTCTATCAATTAATTATTGATCCGTCCACACTCCATTTGTTGGTGTCTTATCTGTCCATATTTTTGTTGTGCTACTTTGGTCTACCCAAGTGCCACTAGACGGTATTTCTGGCTCCCAAAAAAGACGCGCATTAGCTGTGAAATCTAAAGCTGTTTCTATTTTAGCATTAAAATTTCTTGTGGCCCCGGCGGATGCTGTGAAAGTTAATTCCGTATTAATAGACGCTTCCGCATTTCGTTTTCTATTAACATCCGCTACCATATTTAAGACTAATGCTATTGCCGATGCTACATCTTTAATAGTTTGAGCACTTGCCGTGAATGTTAACGCTGCGGCAATTGATGCCGATGCATCTCTATCTCGTTGTGCTGTCGCTGCCATTGCCAGAGATGTGGGGATTGTGGCGGAGGCACTTATAACTGCATTTGCATTTGACGTAAAAGTTAATGCGGTTGGGATTGTGGCAACAATATTCGTGGCATCAAAATCAGCGTAACCAGCAACCCAGTAATCAGGTGTTACATAATACGCTTGGGGCATCTACTCAGCCGCCTCAATTTTGTCTTCCGTAATAGCATCTAATGAGGCTGTAAGCATGTTTACAAATGCATCTTTTCCGACTTTCAATTGATCTAAGTTGAACTGAGCAGAGGCCATTTTTCTATCCAAATCTGTGCAGTGGTTTACCATTAGCTTTTGGTCATTGGTTAAATCATCAGCATTATATTCTTTGTCGTTAATCGTAATGACTTGTGTTTTTTTCTCGGTCATTGTGATCTCCTTTGTTGGTTAAGTTAATTTATTACCAAGGTACTCCTGTACCTGTAGTTGGGGTTTTTAGTTCTGCAATTTGCGCGGCAATGCCAGCCTCTATTGCAGTCTTGTCTAACTGAGCTTGCGCCCACGCTATACAATTCGCCTCTGTTACTGAGTCATACGCAATAAAATCACTAGCAGTTGAGTCAGGGCTGTGTCCTGTAGAGCCGTATGCTCCAGCATTATGGGAACCCTCAACTCCATTGCACCGCCAGTGTATAGCATTTATACCACCTGTTGATATTGCTCTATCTACCTGTGAGATTGACCATGTGTATGTTACTGCCATTTGTTTATTTCCTTCTTTATTTAAAGTTATGCTTCAAGAGCGGTTATACGAGCTTCAAGTTCTTGTATTGTTTTGACGAGTAGTGGCACGAGTTTTGAGTGATCCATGTGTTGGTAGTCAGGCCGTACTGCTTCCTTAACATCACCAACATTTTTTCCATCAGGTAACTCATCATCTTCAACATAAAGCACTTCTTCTTTCATAGCATCTTTAGTACCTACGACTGCATTAGGAACTACTGACGAAACTTCGTGCGCTAAGAAACCATCTACGAGTGTATTTGTATCGTCAGCTATAAAATTAAATCTTGCTGGTTTTAGTTGCTTGAGTCTCGTTGTTGCATCCCAAGTATAATCTACGTTTTCTTTTAGGCGATAGTCTGAAGATGTAGCATATTGTGTTGCTGAACTAGTTATATTTATAGATCCAACAACAGAGCTTTGTTGATGCACAAACCCCATACATTGACCACCAGATTGATTAACAGTTGAAATAAACACGCCTTGCGCCCCAGAAAACACAAAACTTGCCATTGCCCCACCACCATTTAAAGGTGATGTAGTACCCATTGTAAATCTTTTACCTGAGCCATTTGCGCTAATACGCATAACTTCTCCGCCATTTTGATAAAATGATACGGGGTGATTTGTGCTTGAACCTATACGGACATCACTATCTTGTACTGTCTGTATAAATGCTTTTGTGCTTTCACTGTTAGATTTAACTTGAAAGTTTGTATGTGATGCGCCTTTTACTGTAAGGGTACTGTCAGGGTCATTCTCTCCAATTCCCACGTTCCCAGCACTCGTTATGCGCATACGTTCTGATGCATTTACAACAAATTGCATTGAATCATTGGTATGTTGATATATAATTTTTCCAATATCATTATCATCTACATCACCAAATCCTATCTGTTGGAATGTATTATTAGGTGATAAAAATGACATTCCCATATTAGTATTATTTTCTACAACAAGGTCATCAAAATCAACATTAGCAGTAACACTCCCAGCACTATTTGTATGGACGTGAAGTGTGTTGTCAGGACTCGAAGTTCCAATTCCCACGTTGCCATTAGCAAGAAGTCTCATAGCCTCTGCATCTGCACCTGTTGTTAATATTACATTTCCGTTACCACTATTTGTAAGTATTCTACTTCCAATCCTTAGACCATTATCTTCCCATTGCATAAACTGTGATGTTCCATAGTGATTCATCAAATTTATACCTGCATTGGTAGAAGCACCTCCACTTGTATCAGTTTGTACTACTTTTAGCTGACCATGAGCATCATTTTGTGCAGTACTTGTTGATAAGTGCAATTGAGACCCAGGACTTGTAGTCCCAATACCCACTTTTCCATCTTCGTGCCACGACATAGCTCGTGTTCCACCAGAAATACCTACGTCTAGGTAGTCATTAGATCCAGAGCCACTTCGTGCGTCCCAAGTCCAACTTTCGTTTCCAGCATGATTTATAGATATGTAAGAACCACCACCAGAATCAACATTGAAAGTTTGTAGACCTGTAACTTTTACAGTTCCTTCCACATGGAGTTTGTGTGTTGGACTTGTAGTCCCAATACCCACGTTGCCTGATCCATCAATCGCCATATCAACACGACTATCTGTAAAGTTATAGAACCCAAAATAACCAGTTGCATTGACAAATAGACCGTAATCATCTGCCCCTACTGTATCAGTAAATTTTAGTATTGGATCTGTACCTGAGAGATGCAGCATTGCACTAGGACTTGTAGTTCCAATACCCACGTTGCCTGAGCTGTCAATACGCATACGTTCTGTTGCATTAACTTGAAACCGCATACTATTATCTGTGTGAGCGTACAGCAAAACACCTACGTTAGCATCAGCCGCATCACCAAAGAAGATGTGGTTGTAACCATTACTTGCTGACAAGAATTGAATATCAGCAGAACCAGAGCTGTCACCATTTTCAATAACAAGTTGATTACCCGCAGCGTTTTGAGGAGAGTTGCCAGTGTCAGTTTTTTTCAGATGCAGTCTACCCTGTGGGGAGCTTTCCCCAATTCCCACGTTGCCGTTTTGTTCAAATCTAACTTTTTCAGCTCCGCTATCATTACTGATAACTAAATCATTAGTCCTTATTCCAATGTACATACGATAGTTACCAGTGGTCTGTGCAAATCGAAGTTGAGGTTGTGTTGCATGGGATATGCTTAATCCTGCACCTATATTAGAAGCTGTAGTTGTGTCTAAAATATCAATATCATAAGCAGGATTGTTATTTCCAATTCCCACGTTGCCTGAGCTGTCAATACGCATACGTTCTGAGCCGTCAACCTCAACTCCAAAATATGAATTAGATGCATTGTTTCCAGCATCAGCTCCCAAAACTAAAACGCCATCATTGTCACTGTAAAAACTTGCGTATGTTCCAGCAGTTGAGCCGCCCAACCTAATTTGCCCATTTGAAGACGACCCTCTAATTTCAGTGTTTGCACTAGGACTTGCAGTTCCAATTCCCACGTTGCCACCACGAGGATTTATAAGAAAGGGGTGGGTATTTGTGTTGGTAAAATTTGCCGCCTGTAAATATCCAGATTGTGGACTATTTAAAAAACCAAACATCGTACCTATCAAACCGTCTGTGCGTGAAACCATCAACCCTGTGCCATAGCCCGATGTAGGTATAGTAGTACCAGAGTCATTAATATGTAAGCGACCTTGAGGACTAGTATTACCAATTCCCACGTTGCCGGCACTTGTAATACGAATACGTTCTGAGCCGTTGACTTTAAAAGCTGTAAACGAGCCGCTCTCAAGGTGTAGCTCAGAAGGAGAATAACTGCCACCACCTAAGTAGAAGTTACTTGAATTGCTCTGGACACTGACTACACCATTGCCGTTAAACAATAAAGACCCCGAGCTGTCGATACGCATACGTTCTGTGCCGCCAGTAATAAGATTTAAAGCATTTGTAGTAGGTCTACTAATTCCTGTATCTGTATCATTAGTAAACGAGAAGGAAGGTGCTGATGTTGATTGCGAGGGCGCACGTACTTGAGCGTTAAATGAAGCTATACCTCCCTCTGACATATCTAGCGTGAGGGCAGTTATTATTGAACTATCATCAGTACCTTTAAAGATTATGTCTTTATCAGGCGTTCCTGCTTGTATAACAAACTCGTCTGAACCATTAGAAGAAAGAACTCCAAAAGTATTTCCAGCGTCTTTAAATCTTATGTCAGCAC